TTTATTATAATATTTTATATATATAAATGATAATTAAATCGTTTACTAGTTTACTTTTATTATTATTTATTACTACATTTTTAATATACTTTTTATATGTTAATTTAGATGATATTAAATTTAATATACATTCTATAATAGGAACAACATTTGAAAATTTCAACAATGCGATTGACAATGTTGATTTACCAGCAAATGTTGTAGATCTATCATTAAATGATATTATACAAAAAAATAATCCAGTTAATAAATTAAAAAATAAAGATAATCAATATTGTTTTATAGGTGATGATAAGGGTAGACATTGTGCTAAAATTGATGATACTGATAAATGTATGTCCGGTGAAAAATTTAATACTAAACAACAATGTATGTTTCCTAATTTAAGATATTAAATAATATTATATATATTATATAATAATGAAAAACTTATCAATAAATCTAGTAGGTGAAATCTGTAATAAATATGTACAACCTAAAGCACCTAAAGCACCTAAAGGTTCTCAAAGCTTTTTTAAACATTTTTATGATAAATATAAAAAATATGTACCAAAAAATAAATTAATAATAAATTAATAATAAATATCAAGTAAATATAATTATAAAATTGATTTAAAATATATAATTATAACTATATAATTATATATTATGACCAATAATAATGTATTTTATATATCACCATATGAAGCTGAAAAAGATGATGATGGTGATGTTATTATGACCGATTATGTAGAAGATAAAAACAATACTACTAATACTTGTATAATTGATGAAGATACAACATCAGTATCTACATATAATGAAAATAATTATCATGAATATGATAATGATGAAGATGGTGATTATGATTATGATTATGATTATTAATAATTAAATCATAATCATCTTCTGTGTTTTCTGATAATATTTTTACTTTTCTTTGTTTGTCTTTTTTTCCTATAACTTTTTTTTGTTGATTTTACTTTTCTTTTTTCCCGACACCAGGTGTTTTTGTTACAGTTACAGGACTTATTGGACTACTATTAAAATCTTGTCAGGTGAGAAAAGTTCCATATTCATTTATATTATTCATTATATAATTAGTATATTAATATATTTTTTTATTAAAAATATATTAATAATTATTTGTAGTTAATAAGATATCTAGTTGCTGTAAGCCATACCGCCCATGCCGCTCATGATTCTGAGGACATTGTAGTTGACAGCGTATACTCTGACTTTGGCAGTCTTTGTGCCAGCAACGGTGGCATTTGATAAAACTAATTGGAGAGTAGCGTTATCAATGCGTGAGAAGTTGCATGTTCCTGAAGGTTGGTGTTCTTCAGGGCGGAGGGCAAATGAGTATACATTGATACCTGTGTCAGGGTGGCGGTTGTGGTGTTGCCAAGGTTGGACAAGGTCAAAGTATGTGCCTTCACGTTCTGAGAAGCGGTCTTGGCCATTAAGTTGAAGTTTGGCTGTGACGACTGGATTTTCACCCCAGCAGTGCATGGCAAGAGCGGTTTCTGATAATACAAATGTACCAGCATCAGATAACCCTGTGACGTCAGGATCAGAAACTTCAAATAAGCCTCCAAGGGGTGCCGTTTGGCCTGATGAATCGATTTGGCCGCCAATGTTTTGTTGGAATAATCCATATGAAATATCTGTACCCTCGTAAGACTCTTGTGCGATGAAACCGCCAGGACCAGAGACTGAGTCGCGTGATCCGAAAGCGTGGATGGCATTAGGTAAGACATCCATGGCATCAGTGTAGTTGAAAGGTTGGGCACCTAATAATTTACATAAAGGTTCACCAGCATCAAGTGAAGCACAGTAATCAACATTTTCATCAGGTTGTACAACCCATACTAATTCTTTGCAAGGGTGGTTGAAATTTAATTTAATTTTGTTTGATGATGAACCAACTGATTCATCACCGGTGAATTGAAGTTGTTCAATTAAGTATTCATGAGGATTTTGTGCCATGCGTCTACGTTCATCAGTGTCTAAGAAAATGTAGTCAACATATAATGAAGCAGCAACTAATGCTTGATTGTATGCGGCTGAAACTTTGCTGCTACTGGAGTCGTCAAGTGAATCCATAGCCCATAAACATTCATCAATAGGACGAAGATCTAAGTTAATTTTAACTTCATGGTATTGTAAAGCAATTAATGGTAAAGCAAGACCAGGGTTTCTGCAGAACCAGAAAAGAAGAGGAATATATAAAGTAGTTTCAGGTAAAGCATTGCGAGGAGCACATACTTGTTTAGGAGCACTTGAATCGCAAGGACCATCAACATCAGCAAATGAAGGATCAGTAATGTATGTTAATTGAGTTGTGTGGCCAATCATCTTGTTGTAGCAAACTTCTTGTTCTGATGTTAATGTTAATTGATTCCAGATGTGCATCCAGTCACCATATTGGCGATCAATTCTTTGACCGCCAATTTCTACTTCAACTACTGATACTAATTGTTCACCAGGGTAATCTAACCATCTAGCATATACATCGCTTGATCCCATTTCTTGGTTAACTTCAGGTAATGTTACTTGTAAGTAGGTTCTGTAAGCTAAATCACCATTACGTGAGATTGTGCATGTAACGCGGCGACCAAAATCAGCTTGTCCGTTAAATGTTTGTTCAATAGCTTCCATTGCAAAATTTGTGTGACGTCTGTATGTTACTTTCCAAAATGTAATTTGAGGATTACCGGTAAGGTAAACATCTTGAGCACCATATGCGACTAATTGCATTAATCCACCACCCATTTTATATAATATTGCTAAAGAAAAAAAAATTTTGTAATTCAATTAATTATTTATGTCATTTTTTAGTTCTAAATTTTTATTTACAAAATCACGTAAATATTTTTTTTTAAATATTTTTCTTTTACATCCATGTTTTTTAGAAAATAAATATTTATTTTCTATCTTTTTAACACACCATCCATCATTTAAAGAATTATGTATGAATAGTAATTTTCTCAAAAAAATTTGATCTATTTCCATTTTATTTTATTATCAAATTAATATATAGATTTTTCGTTATTAATATAAATATGTTTAAACCTAAAAATGAATCTAAGATTTTAATAAAAAAACAAAACAATACACTTGACTATAAACACGAAGAATATACTAAAAATATATTACTAAAAGAACAATCTATACCAAAAATAGAATCTGAAATTGAAAAGTATAAACAATATAAAAAAGACACAACTGATATTACAAAAAAACTTGAATATACAGATAAAATAAAAACATTGAGAAATAATTTAAAATTAATCAAAAATGCTCATAAAAAATATTTATTAGAAAATGCTAATCATATTTTTAACTATTTTGAAGAAAAAAAAAATATTAGTTTGGGTAGATCTAAAACTAAAATATTAGATAATTTTTTTACTAAAGATCACAATAAACTCACATCTTTAAATAATGAAAATAATGATATTGTACAAAAATATATGGAAAATATTGATCCAAATTATGTTAATATGTCTAAATGTATTCAACAAAATGAAATTTGTCAAAAATGTCAAAAAGGTGAACTAATTTCTATTGAAAATGAAGGCATTTCTGTATGTAATAATTGTGGTATTTCTATCAAATATCTTACAGAAAATGAAAAATCTTCATATAAAGAACCTCCTAAAGAAGTCTGTTATTATGTATATAAAAGAATTAATCATTTTAAAGAAATACTAGCACAATTTCAAGCTAAAGAAACAACTAATATTTCAAATGAAATAATGGATAAAATTAAATATCAAATTAAAAAAGAACGAATTTCTCTAGATGAATTAACAAATGATAAAGCTAAAGAAATACTTAAAAAATTAGGCTATAGTAATTATTATGAACATATTTCATTTATTAAGGAAAAATTAGGCATTAAACCACCTGTTATGACACCAGAACTAGAAGAAAAATTATGTAATTTATTTATTCAAATTCAATCACCATATTCTAAATATTGTCCAGAAGATAGGGTAAATTTTTTAAATTACTATTACACAATTTATAAATTATGTGAATTGATTAATCAACGTGATTTTCTATTACATTTTCCTATGTTGAAAGATCGTGATAAAAGGATTGAACAAGATGAAATTTGGAAAAAAATCTGTGGTGAATTAGGTTGGAAATTTATTCCTACTTTGTAATTTATATATCATATATATATATATATATGAGTGATTCAGATGATGAACTAGATACTACAACACAAATAGCGAGAGAAAGAAATGTTTCAGGCGAATTATTTGATTTATCAGTTCCTACATTTAATAATCCATTTGGTAATGAAAGTATAACATATGCTATAAAATATGGTACAGCATATCCATTAGAAAAATATATAGATGAATTACAAAGTATTTTAAATGGACCATCAGGAGATGATGACAAAGCACCTAAAAGACTGATACGATTAAATTTTTTATATTATTGTAACAATAATATTTATATTCGTTGTTTATTTCAAGATTTTATGGCATATTTAAATGGTGGTGGTTCAGAAAGAGGTACTAGACGTTTTTACTTTAATCAATATAAAAACCAATATCATATTGTTAGTGTAGCTGGTGGTAATGTATTTATATTATTCGCACAATTATTATTAAATATGGTTGATACATTAGTTACATGTGCTGATGATCTTGGTAGTGATGAAAATCTTGATAGATTACAATGGGATATTGTATTTGGAAATCAAGGTGAAAACTATAATATTCATCAAACTACGCGTGAAGGTGAAGAATTTTTAGAAACTGAATTTGATGATTGGCCAGATATATATTCAACTTCATTAAATAATGCCTATAATTATTTATCATATACCAATAAATTATTATTAAATAATTTATCAGAGTATGATTTTGGTAAATCAAAAGAACAATTATGGTATCATATTGCTAGTTATATATTAGATAAAAACTTACCTGATACACCTGGAAGTGCTAATGATTTAACATTTCAAGTAGCAATGTCACATCATAGTGATTTTGATTATAAACTTACACCAAATATTCATCCTGATATTGTTCCAAAACAACATCATGAAACTATTGATTTTGAAACAGAATATGGTGATGGTGATGATGGTGGTGTGGGTGATGATGGTGGTGTGGGTGATGATGGTGGTGATGGTGATGATGGTGGTGATGGTGATGATGGTGGTGTGGGTGATGATGGTGCTCTTAGTCATGCTGATGAAATTATTACAGAAATGGAACAAGAATTAGATAGTTCACCAAAATTAGAAGATGGTTTTCTACTAATAAGGGCTAAAACATTAATAGTGGCAGAAGATACTCAGACATATTATACAACAGCACAAATTCGTCAATTTAAACAAGATTGTGCTAAAAATACAAAAATAGGTGCTGTAGCATATGGATTATATCCACAAATTATGCAAGATTCATATTTTGATGGTATACGTAGAGGTTCAGATTGTCATAAATTTTTAACACATTTACAAGAAAAAAAAAGAATAATTGAACAAGCTACTAGAAATAATATATCTGAAATAAATAAATTTTTTTTAGCTGGTGTTTATAAACCAACTGATAGAAATGGTAGATTATATCCAGTATCAAATTTAAATATACAAGAAAATTCAACAGAATCATTAATTTTTTACCTAAACAATACTACTTATAGCATAAATAGATATATAGAGGCATGGGAATGGGCTAGATTATCTCATTGGCCAGCACCTGGATTACGTATTAGAAGAAATCTTACTATACGTGATTTAAATATAACTTATAATGATGTATGTCGTAGTTTTTTAACATTAAATAATTTAATGAATAATGGTGAAAGTTTAATTCCTAGATTATGTTCTGATATTTTGTTTACTTTTGTTAATGATCCGACATACCAAACTGAAGCTATTTTAGATAGTTTAATACAAACTGTAAATTATGATAGAAGAGGGAAACCTGAGGCATATATGCCTCAAACTGCTATTACAATTGCTCCAAATCAACCTAAAATATTTAATAATTCCTTAGCTGTTATGAAAGATATATTTGAATCTATTAGTAGTAGAGATAATGATGATATGACTGCTATGCCTAATGGATTAAGAATTACAATAAATGTTGTAGTTGCTGAGCCTGTTGATGTTGCACTTGATGTAGATGGTGATGTTGCTGTGGATGGTGATGTGGGTGATGGTGATGTTGGTATGGATAGTTATGCTGGTGATTATACTTTTGATTATAACGAAGATAATATAGAAGAAGTTATAGAAAGTATAGAAAGATTACAATTAGATACTTATAATAATTATGAAGAAGTCCCACATTCACATTATATTTCTTTTAATTATAAACACCCCCCCGGAAGAAGAGCTGGTAAAAATATTAAGAAAAGAAAAACTAGAAAAAATCGTAAATATAAAAGAACTAGTAAATCTAAAAAAAATAAACCCAAAGCAAAAAAAATACATGGAACTAAAAAAAATAGTAAAATTAAGAAAAATAAAGTGACAAAAAGTAAAAAACTAGGGAAAAAAACTAGAAAAAAATAGGTATATAATATAGTATATGAAATCAAATAAAAAACATCATAAAGTAAAAATAAGTAAAAAAAGAAGAGTACCAAGAAAATATGTACCAAAATTTTTGTCACGTAGTGATACAAAAAAACAGATAAAATCTTTATTAAATAAAAAAGATAGACCAAAAGTAAAAACATTTAAATCAAAAAGAAGTGGTTGGGTTAAAAAATTTGAAAATAAATATAAACATAAGATTACTGACAAAAATTGGATAAATAATAATCTTTTAAACTTAGAAGGACAAAGAGCAATATTAAAAAAAGGTATGGGCGCTTATTATAGTAGCGGTTCAAGACCTAACCAAACAAAACATTCATGGGCATATGCACGTTTAGCAAGCGTATTAATGAATGGACCAGCACGTAAATATGATAATATTATATGGATAAAATATAAAATATAATAAAAATATATAATGGCAAAAAAATGTCCACCTGGTGTAATATGTTTTGAAAATGTTACTATCTTTTTTTTACTTTTTTTAATGATGATTATGATTTATTTAGGAAATAGTAATAAAAGTTTTTTTACTTCAAAAGAAAATTCTGTATATATGCCTACACAACGTGCTATAATAGAAATGCCTAGACAAACTACAATGCCTTTTAATATACCAACTCAACGACAAGATTCAAATTATTCACAATTAGGAATGTTAACAAAATCTAATTCAGATGGAGAAAATACAATATTACCATTATTTGGTAAGCAATCAAACGCAAGTAGAAGTAAGTGGAATTATTATTCTATGAGTGATCAAAATAATTCTATTAGATTACCACTAAGCTTTAATGGAAAAAATGGTTCAGATGAATATGGTATAGATGAAATCAATAATGGTGATAATATATATCTAGAAGGACATAATGATACTTTTGAAGTAACATTATATAAAAATAATGATTTTACGTATAATAGTTATTTATAATTATCTAACGACGTCTACGTTGAGTTTTACCCTTTCCTTTTTTTACTACTTTTTTTGTAGGTTTTACACGAACAAATCCAAATTTACCTTTTTTAGAACCATAGCCATATTTAACTAATCGTTTTTCTTTTTTTGCGGTTAAATGTTTTTTCTTTGATACGATTCTACCATATTTATTTTTAATTAAATGTAATTTTTCTAAACCACCTGATGTGCGTTTAGCAGTACCATTAAATACTTCTCTTCTTGATCCATTTCTATGAACAATACGCGGGGCCATATTTATAATATATATATAAATATATTATAAATTCCTAAATATTATGATAGACGTTTACATATTAAATTATTAACATCTGATACATTATGTGCACTATGATTTATAGATAATGATCTATTATAATTAGTACGAAAAGAAAAATTAAATATATTTGATATAGGTGTAATATAGCTAGAATTATTTTTAACATAGATAGTTTTATGTCTATGATTTGAATTCATGAATTTA